AATGACCGGAGGGGGATCATGAACGCACTTACCAAGCCCGACCCCGCGGGGCTCGTCGAGCAGGTCGTCATGGGCGGCGATCTCTCGAAGCTTTCCCCGAAGGATCGGCTTGCTTACTATGCCCAGGTCTGCGACAGCGTGGGGATCAACCCGCTGACGAAGCCCTTCGACTACCTGAACCTGAACGGCAAGCTCGTGCTGTACGCGAACCGGAACTGCGCCGAGCAGCTCCGCCGGGTCCATGGGGTGTCGATCAAGATCACCGCCCGGGAGAAGGTAGACGACCTCTACGTCGTCACTGCGCAGGCGACGGACAAGACCGGGCGCAGCGACGAAGCCCTCGGGGCGGTGAATCTCGCCGGATTGAAGGGCGAAGCCCTGGCAAACGGGACCATGAAGGCGGAGACCAAGGCGAAGCGCCGGGTCACCCTGTCTCTCTGCGGGCTCGGGATGCTGGACGAGACCGAGACCGTGACGATCCCCGGCGCCCGCCAGATCCGGGTCGACGCCGAGACGGGCGAGATCCTCGACCCCGTGACCTCGGTCCACAAGCCCTCCGACGGGGCCGAGGACCGCGTGACCGAGCCCCGCCGCCGGATCGTCCAGGCGGTGGCCGAAGCCATGCAGATGCACCTCGACCGGGAGGACTACGCCGGGGCGGTGGCCGAAGCCAAGGCCGCGAACCTCGAGGCCGACGAGCAGGTGTTCCTCTGGTCCTTGTTCGACTCGAAAGCCCGGTCGGCCATGAAGAAGGCGGCCAAGGCTAGCGAGGCGAAAGCCCCTGCGCCTGCCGCCCCCGAAGACGTGGGGAAGGGGGTGCCGGAACCGGAACGCGATAGCGGCGATCCTGCGGCGGACTGGATCGCCCAGCTCGACGAGTTCGTGACGGCCGACGCCCTCCTCCGCTGGGCGGCGAACAAGGTGCCGCCGGCAGTGCGCAACGGGGACGCCTTCGCCAAGGCGTTCGGCGACCGCTTGAAGGCGCTCAAGGGGGCGAAATGAGGGTATACGACGACGAGGTCGCCGTCCGGCTGCACGGCGCCCTGACGAATCTGGCCTACGCGGTCAACGAGATGGGCAAGCGCGACTTCTGCCGCTGGGAGAAGGTCGAGGAGTCCATGAACCGGACCGTCAGCCTGCTCGAGGAAATCGACGTGGTGCTGCGCGCGCGTCTCGCGATCTTGAAAGCGAGCGGACCGCAGGATAGCCGCGGCTCGTCACCCGGTTAGCCTCTCCTCTCCAGTGGAGGGAGCCCCGCCGCCCCGGCTCCAGTCCCGCGAGGGGCGGCACGAACAAGGAGTAAGCGATGGCAGAGTTCAAGTCCTGGGTAATGCTACCGGAATGCATTCGGGACGGCCTTAAGGGGCACCCCCGTTGCGAGATCTGCCAGTGCTATCCGGAATGCCGGCGCGATTGCCCAGACTGGAAACGCTGCTACCGGAAAATGCGCGAATACTGGACCGAGGAAGAAAAGCGAATCGGCTGCCCGAAGTTCGACTTGGAGATGGGCTAATGCTCGTAAAACTTACGCAGAAGATGACCGACGGCGTAGAGAAACCTTGCTACCTAGAGGCTTCCCTCATAAAACGAGTCGACGAGCTGAAGGCTGGATGCATGGTCGATGGGTCGTCCTTTATAGAGCCAGCGGCTATTGCAGCCGAGCGTATTAACATAGCAAAGGCGCTTAGTTATCCAGGACTCCAGCCTGAGCGAATCAGAGAAATTCTGAACAGCTCGCCTGAGCTCAGTAGTATCCCGATGGCGATGATAGTAGGCGCGGCAATTTTCAGCTAGGTATGAAGATCAAAGCCGAAGGGGTCGAAGCATTGCTCGGGGTCGGCTGGCTCCGGGTGCGGATGCCGGGCTTGGACGTGGTCCGTGGGATCACGGTTCACGAGGTCATGTGGAAGGAAGAACCCAAAGGAGGAAGCGATGAAGGCGAAGGGGATCTGGCTCGTGCCGGTGAAGGGAGAGGAGATGCCGCGGGCGGTGAAAGCGCACACGGCGAAAGGCGCTCGACGCCACGTGGCGGAGCAGGTGGTGGGCGAGCCCCGAAAGGCGACGTCCGAGGACGGCTTTCGGCTCGCGGAGGAAGGGGTGAAGGTCGAGGAGGTCGCGGAAGAATGAGGAGGAACGAGCGTTCCGTCTAGCTTCGGGATCGGCCCCCTACGATCCCGCGGTGCCCGCCAAGGCGTAGCCCCGGCCCCCTACGTGAACGCGAGGGGCCGGATTAAACGGAGGATGGGGATGACGCTCGACGAAGCAGCCCAAGCAGTCCGCGTAAGGCTGAACGAAGCGAAGACGATCGCCAAACATTGCGGCATGACGGAAAAGTTAGAGCAGGAAATCGCGTGCTTAGAGGCCGAATTGTTCAAGCTCACGAATGCAATTCGCGCTCGTGATTCAATCGATCAATGATTTGCACTTCCCGCACCAGCGGATCCACGGGCGCTTGAGCCGTCCGTACTCCCCCACCTGGATGATCCGCCCCGGCAGGTGATCGCAGCCGGCGGCGGGCTTCCTTACCGGCCCGGATCGCTTCCAGACGAGGATGTAGGCGGCCCCGCCGCGTCCAGGCTTCGAATCGCCGTCAGGTTCGCGTTGCACTGGGCGAGCGATCCCCGGAGCTCGATCGCCCATCGCAGGAGGTCACCGTTCGTTGCCCCGTGCCAGGCCGGGGCCGGGATTCCACGGAGCAGCGTCTCGGGGATCGGGAGCCGGGCGACCGGGGGCGGTGCCGGGCTCGGTTGCCAGACCGCGCAACTGCTCAACGACGAAGCGAGGCAGAGGGCCAGAAGCCCACGCCTCGAGCTCCGGGTCCACGCGGCGCGCGGCTTCGAAGTCTGCCCGTAGTTTCTCACTGCTCCTCCTTTCGGCCGCGAGCTGGCGGTCCCGCACGGAGAGCACGGCCCCCTGCTTCGCGTGCTCGGCTTGCCAGAAGTCCGCCGATAGCTTCCACGCCTCGGCGTTACCCTTCTCGGCCTCCGCCCGGCCTTTCCAGGTCTCAGCCTCGACGATCGAATCCAAATAGCGATCGACCGCCTCCCGCGCAGCAACGGCCACGCCGAGGACGAGGAGCAGAACCGCCCCCCACTTGACGAGGACCGTCCAGGCGATCTTCCAGCCGAAAAGCGTCACGTGAGATAGATCACCGCGACGATCACGGCGCAGATCAGGAGAAAGAGCCCGACCGCCGCGATCACGGCAGGATCGAACCGGCGGAAGAACGTCTTGAACGCCGTGCGCCAGCGTTTCTCGGTCTCGCGTGCCTTGTCGATATCAGCCATGCTCGCCTCCGTTTCGGGACTCGTTGTAGAGCTTGAACACCTGGCCGGTCAGGAGCGAAAGCGGACCGGTCACCGCGACGATCACCGCCGCCGTCCCCGTCCCGTCAAACTTCGAAATCTTCGCGAACTCGAACGCCCACCAAGTGACGATCCAGACCAGGACGAAGTTCGCTACGACGAGCGAGCGCCGGATCAGCTTCTGCTGGTTGATCGCCCTGTCACAGATTGCGAGTAGGGACAAAGCCGCCTCCGTTTGGTTGCCGGAACTTGTGCATGTGCTTAGGCGGGATCTGCTGCCAGAACCACCACCGAAGGCGTTCGCGCAGCGGAGCTTGGAAGTGGACGATGTGCCCCTCAAGCGTCTCGGGGAGCGGCGTGCCGCGGTTCACGTCGTGAATCGACCGGCCGAAGGTGTGCTGGAAGTGCGGGAACTCCCGGAACCGCGCCCACCGGCCGGCCCATTCGAGGCCGGCGTGCTCACCCGCCTCTCCCACCCGCTGCCAGAGCTCGAGGTCGTCCGTGTCGTCGTCAGAGGGGTCGGCGTCGATCCCGTTGCCAGCCGTACCCCACACGGGCTTGCCATGACGGAGGGGGACGACGTCGAAGGCGCAGCGCCAGTTGTGCCAGCTCCAGCCAGGCGCCGCGCCGGTGACGATCCGTCCGGGTTTCGTCCGCCCCTGCGCGTAGAGCGCGGCCTGCGCCTCGTGGTCCCGGAAGGTGGAGGTGATCAGCACCTCGATCCCGCGCCCCTGGCATTCCGAAAGGAAGTGGAGGCACATCTGCCGGACCGTCGGAAGCAGTTCCATGACGTCGCGGGAGTTGATCATCCGCTTCCAGCCGTCAGGGTCCAGGTGCCGCGGGGTCACTCATCGGCCCGGGTTGACCGGCGCGGGCGCCCCGAACCACGAGCGGAGCTGGTGAACGTCGTTGCGAAGCTGCTGAATCTGGAGCTGCATCTCGACGATGTCCTCCCTCGTCTGCATCACCCACACGGCGCTTGCCATCATTACGGAGAGGATAATCGTGATCCCCTTATCGACGAACATGCTCCGGAGGCGGAGCTTACGCTCGCGCTCATCGTCGGACCAATGACGCGCGCGGCGACCGCTCGGGAGGTTGTTGTACCAGCGTCGGCGCTCGGCCATGTCCGGCTCTCGTCGCTTGACCCGCTTTCGCCTCGCGTTCGTCATGGCAGGCTCCAGAGCTCCACGTTGACCAGCGCATACCCGTGATCCCGCTCGAGCGCGGTGCGCTCCATGCCGAGTTTTTCCTCGGCCTGCTTCCACGCCTCGTCTTTGAGGACAGCGAGCACGCCGGGCACGGGCTTCCCGCCTTTCGCCACCACGTACCCCGTGAAGATTCGCGCGCTCATGTGATGTCGTCCGTCCCGCGGTAGATGTTGGTCCCGTCGCCGAAGCACCACGCGGCCTTGCCGTTCGCGATCGTCACTCCCGAGCCCTGCGGGCTGCCGGATTCGACCACCCGCACGCTCTGGCTCCCGCCCGTGTTGTTCCGCACCCATCCGCACCAGTTCGCCGGCACGAGAAGGTCGCGCGTGACCGTGAGCGTCGCCCCGGAGAGGAAAATCACCGTCGCGAGCGACTCGAGCCCCGTTAGCGTGTAATTCGCGTCCGAAGGCCATGTCTTTGTCAGCCGATGTGGAAGCGCCGGTCGCGCCCATGCCCGGTAGTCGATCGTGCTCGAGATCGCCGACGCCGTCGTGGTGATCGCGTAAAGGGGGGTAGATCCGGCCGTGAACGCCGTGGTGTTCTTGCTAACCGTCCCTGCGGCGTTCACTTCGACATAGTTGGTCGAGCTCCCGGTAAGCGTGACCGTTCCGTTCGAGATCGCGGTTAACGTTCCGTTCACCGGCCAGATCCCGCCGTAGTAGGCAAACGTCAAGCCCGTCGTGAATGGCGATGGCCGGGTGCCGAACAGGCCCGCTGGGCTCACGGAGGCGAGCAGCGTGTTCGTGAGGACTGCCGGCTGGAATTGGTTCGTCGCGAGTTGGTCGAGTGTGGTCATCGGATCAGTTGAAATCCTTCGGGCGGATCGTAGATATTGCCGCGGACCCAGCTCGCGGTCACGCTATAGGTAGTCCCGGCCGTGCTCGAGGCGACGACCGGACGCCAGGCCGTACTGCCGGTGTGCGAGGTGTGATACCCGATCCCCGTGCTCGGATCGGCGTTCGAGAGCCAAGTCTTCCCGAGCCCGACCCAAAGAAGCCCGTTGTAGGCATCCCATGCGAAACGCACGACTTGTGAAGTCGTGTCGATCGATTCCCCGAGCGCGGTATTCGGCGACCCCGCGCCGTTGCTGAAGAACGATCCATTGCCCTGCCAGACCCGCTGATTCACGGTGTTGATCGGGTGGCCCACGGCGAACGTCGGCTTCCCTGTCAGTCCGAAGAATACGTTCGTCACCGTGGCGCAGTTCTCGATCAGGAGTTCCCAGTACCATTTTCCAGTCGGGAACGTCCGGGAGCACGGCGCCCATTGCTCGGAAGCGGTCCCGTCGTGAACAATCTTCCGTCCCTTGGCCGGCAACGCCTGGATAGAGAACCCGGCGGTCGTGAGGCTCTGGCTAAACTCCACTTCCGGCGGCAGGATCCCAGCCCGCCCCTCGCCGGCGAAACCGCGTCCGATCCTCGAGGAAATCTGATAGACCCGCAGCGCGACATATTCGGCCTGCGGAGATCCGAAATCCGCCGCGTTCATAGCCGCGGTATACGTCGCGGTCGTCGCCCCGGCGACCTCAATCGTCTCCTTGAGGTTCGAATACCCGTCGTCCCACACCTCGACTTCGTAGTTCTCGGTCGGCTCGTCGAGCGGCGCGCCGCCCCCGGAGCGCCAGTCGCCGTCCTTGCGGGCGCGGCGAGTCCAGAGAGCCGTTATGTTCCCGCTCGCGTAGTCGTAGACCCCGCCAACATGCGCCGGCGCGAGCGGCGTTGCGGCCACGGCGTTGAACTCGCGTTCTCTGGAAACTTCGTCCACCAGGCTCTCGCCGCTCGTGACCGCTTTCCAGAGACTCGTTGCGCCGATCTCGCTGAGGGAAGCTGTAACGTGTGCGATCCGAGTCGTGTCCACAAAGACGACCCGCGACCCTATCCCCCAGCGGCGAATGAACGTGTCCGTGCCCTTTCGGCCGCGTAAGAACCCGACGATCGTGTAACTGCCATCGGCGTTCGATGTGACGTCGTATCCTTGGCAGAGCTCAGGCGTGTGCTCGCCGTTCGCGTCGTAAATGAAAAACGCATTGGCACCCTGGTAGAAGTCATCCGTCGAGGCCGGAGTAGAAAGCGTGAGATCCGGCTGCGCCAACTTGACGGTCAGGACGCCTTCGAGATCCCAGACGTTGGCTTCTCCGACCGGGATATTTGGGAGATAACCGTCGACCACCGCCCCGATCTTGCTTCCTGTCGTGAGAGCGGTTCGTCCGACCCAAGTCGCACCGCCGTCTAGCGATTGATAGACCACCGCACCAGGCCAGTTCGCCGATTCCCCGCACGCTCCGACGTAGCGGCAGACATCGTCGTCCGCGTCCCGCAGGAGCACGACGTCGAGGATCGCCGGCACGCTCGGCCCACCGGTGCCGAGAGTGAGCGTCTCGGACGGATCGTCGTCGTTCCCGGAGACGTAGGAAGTCAGCGCCCCCTGGTCGTCTCCTGCCGCCTCACAGGTGATGCGCCCGCTTGGCTCAGCAGTTGTCCGTGTGATCCGTACCCGGGTCTCGTCCGGGAGCGTCACCACGTCCGTCGGCTCAAGGTCGGCGAACTCAGGTCCGAACGAGAACGCGAAGCGCGTCCGCTCGACCCACGTCTGCCGCATGAGGGAGTCGACGACCTGGTTCGCCTCTTCCGATGTGAAAACGATCGGGAGTTCGGTGAAAATCTTCTCCTGCGCGTGCCCAGTCAGCCTCCTCTGGCGTGCGGTCGCCGGGAGGTGATCCGTGTTAGCGTTGAAGAACGTGATCGTCAACTCGACAGGGAGCTCGGTCTCTAGCACGGTCGTCGCGGTGAACGTCTCGGCCGGCTCGTCATCGACCGATCCAGCCTTCGCGCCCAGGTCTGCATATTCGAACGTCTGCGCCGAAGCTCCGCCGCGCTTGACGAACTTCGCCTCCGCGTCGGATTCGACTCCGTCGAAGCCGTAGGCCATCGCCAGCGGTTCGATGGCTTGGCGTGCCGTCATCGGCCGCGTCCGCGCGTAACCACGAACCACGTCTGCCTGTAGGTCAGTGACGTCGATCGCATCGAAGCCGACAGAATCGCAGATCTCGGTGACAATGGCGCTTAGGAGTTCGGTCCCGGTCGCGAGCGCGTCCTCGTAGAACGCACCGACGTCGTCGTCCATGTTCAGGATCACAACGCCGGTAACGTACTCCCAGCGGTTCCAGTTCGTGCTATCAGTATCGATCTCACCAGAGATCGAGTCCACCGTCGTTCCCGAGGTATTGATCAGGATGGCATTGACCTCGCCGTTCCCGCCGTTCGACCCTAGCCAGAGGTGGCCGTGTTGATTCTCCACTGCGTAGTCATATGCGGCGCCGAAATCTGGTGATCCGAAAAGGTCAGGTGAGTTCGAGAACGTTTCCGTCGCGATATCGAAGACGATCCAACCGTTCGTGTCATGTCCACTTGCCCGGACGAACCAGATCTCCTGCCGTGCCGCCCACAGTACCGTGCGCTCCGGTTCACAAGTCGCCGGCAGGGTAAAAACTTCCGGGGCGGTGGACGCTTTGACGATCCTTGTCGGGCTGGCGAGCCAGATATTTCCGCTCGCATCCCGAAGCAGTTGGTGGCGCGGGTTATTCGTGATCCCGCTCTCGTCAACGACGAAGTGCGCGACTTGCTCAGTCTGCGGAAGAAATCGCGTGACGTAGAGATCACCGCTCGAGAATCCTTCCCCAAGTCCCCAGAAGCAAAAGCGGTCCTCGTCGTAGTACATGCGCGCGCGAAGCGTGACGCCCTCCGTGATTCCGGCAACGGAAGTCCCTGAAGCGGACGGATGCCCCGAGGCGAGCAGCGCTCCGGTGGAGATGTCGACCCGCGCATACGGAACCCCCGCTCCGACGCCGCCGCCGATCGCCACGAGTTCGTCTCGGTCCGACTGGATCGTCAGACCGTAGATATCACCATTCTCGAAGAAGTCGGCGTCTTCGATCTCGCTCGTCCACAGGAAGAACTCCGCCGGCGCGGTGCCATTGAAGCCCCAGCGGTAGATATAAGTCGTGTCGGCCGTCGGATGTTCGTCTACGTAGAAAGCAACTATCCGACGGCGGTCGATCTCCATCACCGTCCCGGAGCTCGCGAGATCATGTTCATAGAACGGCTTGCTAAACGCGCCGTCCTTCACTACCTCAAACTCGAAGTTCGGGATGTGATTCGCGAAGTCTGCGAGCTGGAAGCTCGTGAAAACGACATAAGCCGTCCCGCGATATCCGGGCGTGTTCGCGGCGCCCTCGGCCGCGGAGATCGTGGGGTCCGCGGTCTGCGTCTCGTTGCCGTTATAGAACGTGATCGTCCCGCGCGAGGTGTTCGCCTGGAATGTCTCGGGCGTCGCGCCGAGCGCGATCGAGTAGATCAACTTAGAGTCCGCCCAGATCCTGCGAATGCCCGTGATCGGCCCCTCACAGACTCCGATAGCGAGCGAGACGCTATAGGTGTAGGACACCTGCGTCGCGCCTCCGCCTCCGCCGAAGCCGCCCTTCGCGCCGCCGACGTCCTCCTCGTGGCGGGTCTCGACGATGCCGGAAGACCAGAAGACGTTGCCGGCGAGCCGGACGGTCCCCCACACTTCCGCTATCGGCGCCCCGTCCGTGCTGGTCTGGACGGCGGTATCTCGAAGCCGCGGCCCCTCGATCGTCGGGCGATCGGGCGGGAACAGCAGGCCGCCGATACCGGAACCGATCGCGAATCCGATCTGCGCGCCGACGGGGCCGCCGATATACCCGCCGACGACGCCACCGACGACGCCTAGAGCAAGTTGCGCCATCAGGTCAGCCTGAACCGGAACGCGCCGCGCACGCGAGCGCGCCAAGGCTGATCAATCGGATGCTCGATCACCTGCCCAGCGGTCTGGAACGAATGGATCATCCCGCCATCGGTCAGGATCGCCAGATGTTGCGGGACGTCGCGCCACGCGAGCCAGAACACGTCCCCCGGCCCGGCCTGCCCTATCGAAATCCGGTCCATCTGCCGCGCGAGTTCTTCGCCCATCCGGCGTGGATGCGGGACTCGGCCGTAGCGGGTGAAGTCGTGGACCGGGAGTCCTAGATCCTGCGCCACGACGACCAGAAGCCCGACGCAGTCGACGCCGGCTCGGCTCCGCCCCTGGTGTAGGAACGGCGTACCGACCCAACTGCGCGCCACGTCGACCACGCTCGCGACGCTCATGCCGGGCTATCCGGGTATTTCAGGATCGCGTCCCGTCCGGGGATATCGTTGAACCCGCGGAAGTTCACGACGTTGTTGAATTCGTCCCGGCAGGTCGAGAGCATCTTGTCGCACCCGGGCGACATACTGAACGTATCTCCCACCTGGACGTTGAAGTACATCGCGTCGAAAAGCTCCACGGAATCCGAAGGGCTGCCGGACCACCGCTTGATCTCCATCGCGACGCCGTTGTTCAGCCCGGAAGTCCAGGTCAACAGCCCCCCGTCGAAGACATCGTCCGTGATCCCGTTGACCGAAAAGGAAGCCCGCGAGGCGACTGCGGTCACGACCCCGGTCTGCGTCCGGCTCGGAAGATCGAACCCGCAGCGCGTGTCCCCGAGATCGGCGTCGCACCGGCGCGAATAGATCCGGCCGTAAGTCTGCTGCAACGCTTGCATGAGCCCCCGAAGTTCGGCGACCCACGTCCCGGACTTGTTCACCGTGATCTCGCCGAGGTTCCCGGTCCGGATGATTCGCGCCCCCTGCGTCAGATCCTCCCAGTTCACCTCGACGATCTGGACGTCCGCGTAACGGAAGAGCCCCGCCCGCAGGTCGTCGTCGGTGATTTCGTCGGCGTCGATCACGGCCTGCGTGTCCAGGTTGTCCACCGACATGCCGGCCGAGCTCACCACCGATGAGGGGGTGAAGGCGTTCAGCGGCGAGTAAGTCCGGCCGCCGTACTCGATCGAGCGGTCGTGGCTCGTGAAGGCGAAGACCTCGCCGTCCGTTCGCGTGATCAGGAAAAGCAGCGCGAGCGTCGTCACCTCCTGAGCCAGGTGCGCTGCGTAGGCTTGCGAGATGCTCTTCGTCATATCCGGATCTCGACCAGCGGGATGTCCCCTAGCCGCTGGAACCTGGTGCTTTTCACGAGCATGCGGATCGCGTCCGAATCGAAGCGGACCGGGACGTCGAACTGCCCGGCCCAGCGCAGCGCATGCCGCGCCTGGGGATAGAGGCTCGCCGTCCCGCCCGAGGTGTAGGCCAGTCCGCTCGTGTCGACCGCCAGATCGAGAACCGACTCCGGCGACCCGCTGATCCCCTGGATCGTGTGCGCGGCGTTGTTCAGCGTGTTCCCGATCGTCCCGGTGATCCCCGTGATATAGACCTTGTCCCCGACCTGCGCGCCCGCCAGGGCGTCCGACATGGTCAAGGTAGTCGCGTCCCCGCTCGCCGGCGTCGCCGCGGAGATCGAGGCGGTATCCAGCGCCGAAAAGGTGAACGTCCCGCTCGTCGTATCGAGCGTCGGGGAGATCGCGTTGCCGTCCAGCGTCGCGGTCACCGTTCCGGAGACCGGCTTCGCGATCGGGCGGGCCTCGGAAAGGGCGCCGAGGGTATAGATCTTGTAGAGCTGCCCCGTGGGGGTGCCGTCCCCGACCCCGGTCGTGCCGACGTACCCGTCGGCTACCGTCGCTGTGTAGTCGGTCCAGTCCTTGATCCGGAACCCGTGCCCCCGACCGCGGAGCGCCCGCATCCAGCCGATCAACTCGGCCAGTTCGGTTGCGCTGGTGATCGCGGTTCCGATGTTGTAGCGCAGCCGCGCGGCGGCCCATTCGATGTTCCGCTGCTCGTACCCGCTGGAGAGAATCACGACCCGGGTGGACCAGTTGACCATGACCTCCATGTTCATGGAGATCCGGTCCGGGAACCGCGGGGTCTCGAGGAAGCTCACCCGTTCCTCCGCGTCGCGCGGCTGACCGCGAAGCCGACCTCGGCCGCGATCTGCGAAGCGGTCGCGCGATTCGTGCTCTCAGGGACGTTGATCGTGATGTGATTCGTCATACTGTCGCCGCTCTGCCCCGGCGTCATAACCTTCACCCGCTCGTCCGGGGAGGCACGGAACGCTACGAGCTGCGAGTCAGGCCCGCCGAACCCGCCGACGCGGAACTCCCCGCCGTGTTGGAACCCGAAGACCCCCTGCGCGACCAGTTCCGCCCCGAGGCTCGAGGAGATCTGCCCGCCGCCGCTGGCACCGAAACCGCTGCCAGTCGTAAACAGACTGGACAAGAAACCGCCGGCTCCGCCTTGCCCGCCGATAGCCGATCCCGGTCCGAGCAGCGACTGGTAGAGCTTCTGCCCGAGCTCCTGCGCGATGATGTCGTTGATCTGCTTGGTGACCGACTTCCCGAAGTCCTCGAAGGCTTCCTTCGCCGATTTACTGCCGTCGATCAGGTCGTCGAACAAATCACCTAGCGACGTTTGCACGATTGAATCGAATTTCTCAGCGAGAAGATCCGTATTCGACGCTAGCGTTTCCAGTTCCACGGAGAAATCCCGCGCTTGGCGGGTGAGCTCTGGAAGCCCTGAGCGGTTGGCGATCTCGGTGAGATTAGCGTCTACCGAGCGCAATTGTTCGGCGGCAGCGCGGCGCGCGTTTTCTGTATCCCTGAGAGACTCGAGTTCCGTCTTCGCGCCGACGCGCCGCGAGTTCTGAATCCGTTCTTCCTGGATCGCGAGATTCCGCAGTATGTCTTGTCCGCGTTGACGCTCCTCATTGAACGCCGCCTCTGCCGCCCGCGCATCTCGGATCTGGTTTAGGAGAGCTTCTGTCCCAGTATCCCCGCGTTGCGCCGCGCGGCGGCGCGAATCCTTTTGCTCCAGTTCCGTCGTAAGCACGACTGCGGCTTCTGTCGCGCCACGTAGACGCAAGATTTCCGCCGTGACCCGCGTAACTTCATCTTCATAGGCCCGCGCGCCCTCCTGAGCCTTGAAGTAGTTCTCCGTCGTCTGCTCGGCGAACTCGCGTTCTAGATCGTTACGCTTGCGGAGTGCGGCTTCGAGCTCGCGCGTCGCATTGAAGAAGTCCGCCGACCCACGAGGAGCGGCGCCGACGGCCTTTTGCCGCAGCGCGATCTCCTCGTCCACGGCCTTCAATGATGCATCCAGTGCGATCCGCTGGACCGTATGGCGGGCTTCCCAATAGTCCTCCTCCTTGATCAAGCCCTGCGCGTAGAACCGGTCTAGCGACTTCAGCCGTTGATCTGCGATCCTTTCTTGCTCTTGTAATTCGGCGTCGCCGCGCGCCTTCTGCAGCGCAAGCGCGGCCTTGCGGGCGGCGTCGGCGGCAGCCTGATTCGCAAGCGCAGGAGCAGTGCCAGTTCCGGTTTGCGCTTGGCGCCGGCGTTCGAAGAACTCGTCCTGTGCTTTCAGGAACTTCTCGGCTTCCGACAACTCCGCCTTTGCGTTCGTCAGTTGGTCCCTTACCGACTCTCCGAAGATCAATGTTCCGACGCCGCCGGTGGCACGGTTAATCCCGGTTCTAAGCGCGTCGCCTAATCCGGTGCCTTCCGAAAGTTTGCGCTGGAGTTTCTCCACTTCCAAACGCAACTCAACGACGCGGCCGACGCTCGTCCCAAGTATGGCGAACTTGAGCTTCTCGCCGAACGTGAAGGCCTCGTTACCGGCGGCGATGAAGCGCCCGGTCAGTTCCGCCAAATCCTTGATCAACGGCCCGAGCGCGTTGATCTTGATCGTGTCCATCGACCGCTCGAGTTGGGCCATATTGTCCCGGAACTCGACGGCGGCCTTGATCACATCGTCGTGGATAACGACGCCGAGTTCTTCGGCTTTCTTCTTCAGCTCGTCGATACCGGCAGAACCTTTGTTCAGGAACGGCACGAGCCGCGCGCCGGATTCTCCGAAGAGCTTGATAGCAAGCGCGGTCTTATTCGCGCTAGGCCCGAAGCTGGCGAACCGGTCTGCGATCTCGCCTAGCACCTGGTCCGTGTCCTTCAGTACGCCGGGGGCAGACTCGACGTTGATCTTCAGCGCCTGGAAGGCATCCTTCGCCTCGCCCGTGCCCTTCTGAAAATCGGCCATATTCTTAGCGAGCAACCCGAGCGAGCGCGTCAAGTCCTCGAACCGCACGCCGCTCTGCTCTGCCGCGAACGTGAGCTTCTGAAGTTCGTCGGTCGTCAGCCCGAACGCTTCGGCATTCTTGGCTATCCGATCCAGGGATTCCGTGAGGGCGTCGAATTGGCCGGCGAGGGCGCGCACCCCGAGCGCGGCCACAGTGGTCCGGATCACATTGCGGACGTCTCCGAAGCTTCTGGAGACGCTCTTGCCGACCTTCGTAAGTTGTCCTTCGACCTTCCGGATCGCATCCTGGAACTCTGCGATCCGCATCGCTAGGTCGATATTCAGCCGGGGCATATTATCTCCTTCGTTTCCGAGCTTCCGCCTCGGCCCGCTCTTGTCGCCGGTAGTGCTCGCGAATCTCGATCAAGCCATGCACCAATAGATCGACGTCTTCGACGCCCAGCAATTCGGACACGTAGAGGATCGCGCCCCACTCGATCTTGCCGCCCATCAGGAACCATGCATCGACGGGGGCAGGGCCGCCGTAGTAAGGAGGAACCGAGTCCGGGATCCCGCCCCGAGAGCTAGCGATCTCCGCGCGCTCCAGGGCGATACTCAGTTTTTTTGCTGCTCCTCCCGTGCCTTGAAGCCGGTCGAATATGCCGCGACAACCTTCTGTTGGATCTCGGCACCGATCTTAGGCTTGTTCCCCACCCACTCTATGAAGGCATCCAGATCAAACTCTACCTGCCGTCCGCCGCCGCCAGTAAGGAGGTCGAGCTCCTTCATTTTCCAGTCGATTACCGTCTTCGACAGGAAGACTTCCATAGCGTCTTTGCGCCAGCGGATCATCTCCAAGTCGGTCGGGTAACGGATCCTGAAGTTGAAGCCGGAGACCTCCACCCAAGATTCGCGCGAAGCGCGCAGCTTGTCTCCGAGTTCCGACATTAGCTTGACAGTGCGGTATTGCGGCCGATCGCGGTGAAGGTGACCGATGTCCGCACGAGTCCCGGGAAGGTGCCCGTCGGAAGCATTGTGCAGTTCACCCAGCCGTAGAAGGCGATCCGGGAGTTGTCGGAAAACGTGATCCGTACCGCCCGCGCCGCCTGCTGGTCCGAGGCGGACTGCAGCGCGATCAGGGACGTGTCCTCCGGCAGCCATTTCGACTCCATCGACACCGTGAACGGCGTGGTCACCGTCGGCGCCTGCGTCCGGATATCGGAGTGGATGATCGAGGTATCCTCGAATTCCGGCTCGCCGCCGCTCACCGTGATGCCGGTGATCGTCGTGAGCGAAGTCCCGAACGTGATCGCCTGGAACGTCCCCGAGACGAACGTCCCGAAGTTGCTCGTGTCGATCTCCTCGGTCTCGAACTCCTGCGGCGACGTCGAGACGTTGTTCGCCCGGATCACGCGGTCGTCGAGCTGCGTCATGCCGGTCACGTCGAAGAGGAGATAAGCCCCCTCCGTCAGCACCGGGCCGGCATGGTCCACGATACCGGGGTTGTTGTTCGTGATGTCGATGATCGTCACCGCCGTGGCGAGCGCGCTCTGAACATCGACGTCCACGTTCTTCCAGAATTTGTCGGCCATGTGCTAGCCCCTTCTCGAATGGCGCGGCCAGGACCGCATGGTCAACTCCCCTCGGGGTTCCTGGGATCCCCCTCGGGAAACTAGAGCGCCGCGCTCGTCTGAGCGACGAGGACGGTCGCGAAAATCTTCGGGTTCTCCGTATCCTGCTGGCCGCGCGAGACCATTACGAAGTCCGCGGAGATAGCAGCTTGAACGGCATCGGCGAGCGCGTCGGCCCCCGTCTGCGTATAGGCAACGCAGAAGATACTGAACGTCGGCTCCTCGGAAGAGGGCGGCGTGCCGTGTATCGTCTGGTTGTAATCCGTCGTATCCCGCTTGTATGCCACCGCCGGGAGAACGACGTCTTCCGGTATGACGTGAGGATATGCTTTCGCCTCACCCGGCGATGCGCCCGCAACGGCGATCAAATCCATAACGTCCGAATCGGAGACGAGCAGAGCATAAAGCGAACTCTCAGCGGACACGCTTGTTCTCCTCGTCGATCGCCTTATCCATCTCCCGCGTTATCGCCAAGAACGCGCTCGCCTTGCCGGCCTCGAATGCTGGCTTAATGAATTGGTGCTCCGTCGGTTCTATGAACCGCGCGCCGCCTGCCCGATTGATCTGCCGCTGCAATGTTTTGCGCCGAACGCCCCCGCGTAAAGCCTGCCCGGGTCTGCGAGGTGCCCACCCGGCCTCGAGGAAATACCAGTAGAACGCCTGCGTCGCCCGCCCGGCCGCCTTGCGCTTCGCCTTGAGCCGTTTGACCGCGCTCCTGGATTGCCGCTTACGGCGCACGCCTACGTTATAGAGCAGCTCGCCCTTCGCTGCGAACTTCGACTTCAAGATCCCGACCTGCCTGCGCAGGAGTCCAGGTATCCGCTGCCGTGTCCCAGTTTCCAGGACCGGCGCTCGCTGCTGCACTAGGTGTCGGAATACCTTCGCGCCCTTCGTCAACGCGCGGCGCCCGATCTGGTTCTGGACCTTGCGCTCGAACTTATCTAGCTGCACCTTGAAGTCCCGAATGTCGAACCGAATGGTCACCCCGTCAGGCATCCTCGGACGGCCCCGCGCACATGAGCGTCAGCTCGGTCTTGTTCCGGTACCCACCGGGGATCATCTCCTCGATCCGGTAGGGGTTCGAGCGCCAGAGCAATCTCATCTCCGTGTTGATCCCGGTCCGGTAGCGGATTTTCACCTCCAGGGAAAGCTCGGACTGCGCCGCTCGCAGGAGGACGAACTCCCGGCCCCTCAAAGGCCGGACGCCAGCCCGCACCGTGGCGACCGCGGACCAGGAGACCAGCTCCTCCCCGTTCGCCCCGCGCGTCGTGACCTTCTGCTGAATGGTCACGCGGTCGGTCATTTCCCCGGCGCAGAACATCAGGTCGGCACGCTCTGCGGCTTGACCGCGAACTGCCCCTCCTGAGCCCCGACCCTAGCCCCTGTAGCCCCCCAGCGGTAGAACCACATCCCCGCCTCGTCGAAGACCACGTCGACATAGAACGTCCCGGTCGTGGACTTCACGAGCTCGCTATGTACGCCGTAGGTGTAGGCCGTCGTGTTCCCGGACGGATCCTTGAACGTGAAGGTCAGCGTCCCCGGATCGGCCAGCGCGTCGGCAGCGTCGTAGAACAAGCCAGTCACCCGCGACGTGTCCCCGATGTCGTAGACGTTGATGGTCATAGGCTATCCGAAGAAGTGGCGCGGTTCACGAGAGCGTCCGAAGCGGTCGCGGTGTTCACCAAGGCATCCGAGGTTAGAATCGTCCGCACGATGTTCGACGAGGCGAACATGGCGAGCGTGACGTCGTCCAGCGTGACGTCGAGCGTCCCCTCTGAGGGCGACGAAGCCGTGGCCGTAGCGGCAAGCGTGACCCCGTCCAGCGTCCGCGCTAGTGCAGCCTGAACGAGAACCGCGCCGTCCGCGACGACGATATCGGCCCCTAGGAGAACCGCCGCCGAACCGGTGACCAGCACAATCCCGGAAGCCGCGGCCGAGGCGCCGTCGAGCGTCGCGGTCGCCGAGGCGGAAGTCGCCACGACCCCGCTAGTCGCCAGCGTGACGTCTGCTAGCTGGGTATCAACCTGCGCGAAGTTCGCCGCCCCACCTTCGGCCTGGAGCGTTACGCCGTCAAGAAGAACCGAAACGGAGGCACTAATCGAGACGGTAGCGAACGCCTCCAGCGTCGCCTCGTCTAACGTTACATCTACGGTTCCGGTCTTGATCCCGGCCGCCGCAGCTTCAAGCGTCGCGCCGTCTAGGGTGACGTTCGCGGAAGCGACCAGCGCGACAGCCGCAGAAGCGGATAGCTGCGCGCCTTCAAGGACGATCGAAGAAGTAGCAGTAAGGGCTACCGTTGCGGAAGCACTTACTGATACGGCCTCTATTGTTTGAGAAAGAGTCGCTGTTCTGGTTTCAGCGCCCGCCGTGAAGAAGTGGAAGGTGCGCGCGAGGTCGGGCTCGAAAATCTGCCAGGGGTTTTCTAGGAAATCCTGCGCGGCACCACGCCCGAGCGCCTTGCCCCAGATCGCAACGAATCCGACTCTAGTATTTACGTAATTTGCTGAGCCGAGCGGGTGTCGGCCAATAACGACCGCTGTATGCGTGCCAAGATCCTGGTTCCCTGCCGTTGGGGATGTTTCACCGGCACCAGTCCGGCCAAAGGCCGTATAATCCGTTCCGCCGGATCGCTGGATAACGGCAGCTAGCCCGCCTTTTAGTTCGTTCCCCCAACCGCCTGTATTTGGAAAGTCAAACGCGCCGCTCCAGTACGAGGTGCCCTGGCCCGCCCGGAAGCTTAGAATAGTAGTACCGGACCCGCCACTCAAAAATGCGAAGGCGAGCGCACTGTCTCCGGAGTTGTGACTCGCCTCAAACGCAAGGGAGTAATCGCTGAATCCGATAACAGCCGGGCGAATAGGAACAGTGAAGTTACCATTTGCGATTGAGCTTACAAGCCCGGGACGGAACGCGCGTCCGCCGTATATCCGGCCAATCGCCATGTTGGTGTTGTCGTTTGTCGTCCAACCCGCGCGCAGCCTGGCGCTGCCATTGGTGATCGGGCTAACAAAATCGATGAGTCTGCACCCATCTACTAAGGCATGCGTCTCGTCGAGCTTTACCGCATACGTCGGCGGCGTTCTCCAGCGCCCAGGTCTGAGAATCAGCGCCATTTAGGCATCCTGATAGCTATACGGCGTGATCCGCACGGTGATGGCGTTAGGCATCTTCATAGCTGAACGGCTCTATATCTACGGTAGTCGCTCCCCCAGGCGAACCGGTACCTGTGATCGCTTGTCCCGTGTTGTTGATAATGAAAAAGTGGGCTTGCCGCACGCCAGCTAGGCTGATCGTGATCGTCTTCCGCTGCTCCTCGTCGTCGTTGTAGATCAAGAACGACCCTACATATTCCGCTGATTCAAGATCCGTACTCGCCGGTTGCGCGCTATCGTTGACCGTGCTGTTCACGTTAGCGTGCCGCCTCATGTAGAGGTCGATCGTCGAGTTGTCGGTAGGCGCGGCGGCGAACGTGCCGAGAACCTGAAGCGTCGCCGTAGCGAACGGATAGAGGTTCGAACTGTTATCCAGAATCGTCGTCCCGCCAGCGATCGCGCCGTTCGCTATCACGTTGCCGGTATTGATCACGGTCGTCGGCGTTGCGAACACCATCTTCGCGGTCATGGTAGGAACCTCGCCTTCGCGATGTCATCCGTGGAAACCGAAGTCCCGTCGCCGAAGAGCGCCTCGGCCCGGGAACCCTGCTTCGTCTGGAGAGCAATCAGGTTAGCCCGACTATTCGCCGTCCCGGCTTGGTTCGGAAACATCGCGAGCAGTTGCGCCTTGAGGTTCCCGGTATTGACCGGAAGCTGATCCATCGTCGCCAGAAGGATCGCCTGCCAGCGCGCCATAAACGCTGCCGTAAAAGCGGCCATCTCGGTCGCGTCGAGCGCCCCCTGTAGTTCCGCGCCGGTGATATAGACGCGATTCACCGCGCTAACCCCAGGCGTGTTCAGAAGACCAGCGAGCGCGACGTCGTTTCCGATATTCCAAGGCGTGATGTAACCGCGCCCCGTCGGATCCGTCAGGATCTCGGCCTTGAGTTGCGCGTGGTCGATCATGGCTTTAAGCGTTCC